TATTTGCTCATTATGGTGGGCGAACCAAAAAGTTCGTCAATTTTATCATACACCTTATGCTCGAGCGGTAGTAAAAACCGACCTACCTCAACATTGTACCTAGGATCTCTGGGTTGAATAACCCTCGGAGCTGGGTCAGGTTTGGTAGACCAGTTTATCTTTTCCGCTTTAACAAACGTCTTCAGATGGGAATCGAGGACACGAATTGGTTTTAAAGCCAATCCGTCTACCGCTCGTTGGTACACAACGCGCCGCGGTCCCTGGTAGAACCCGACAAAAGCTTGTCGGCTCACCGGAGATTGACGCCCGAGACTTAACGAGAGGCGATCACGGTATATTCCACACCTGCGTTCAAAGATACGTGCAATTGGTTGTACTGTTTTAGAGCAATGTCTATCAGTGAACAAAACCCGCTCACCAACACCGCGAAGTAAATTGGAGACCGAGTTATTATGGGTCGTCATATAATCATCGCAAATGTACCGACCCATAGTTAGGTACTTGCGACGTTTAAGGATCCCCTGCTTCACTGGAGTCAGACCGGGGTAGGCAGACGGATCAGTATCTACCCCCTCCAGCTTGCATGGGCCCCATCAAACAGTGTCAGGATTGCTTCCCAGCAGAGAAGCTATCCATGACTGTTTCTTAACATAATTGCATTGTGTGACAGCTGCATTAACCAACTCGGATTCAAAACAAACAAACACCATCTTGGTGGCTATGTCGACATTGTCGGCAATATGCCTAGCTAAAACCCCATGCTCCACGCAAGCATCATAAAGATACTTGCGTACACACATGCGGTTAGCCGGTGTGTCTTTTAACAACCCGAATTTTGCTTTGCCAATACGCACCAGGTAAGCCCTAAAAGGAGCTTTGGCCTTCACCCTACGCTTAGGTTTAAGCTTGATGTCGACTGAGTCAATGACATTCGAAGAAACAACATCAGTGACGTCATCAACCTCAAAATTAACTCCATTGTCGAATTCATTGACTATGTCAACCACTTGCTTATTAGCCTTTTGCTTGTAATAATCGACCAAATCAGCCCCTGTAAACTTCCTCCATGCTAACCATCCACACTTTGCAATTCCAGCGATCACAATTAAGTTCTGGGTACTTTCTGACAACATTGTGAGCATGCAGTTTCGTTGCACTACGACGAAAGTTGG